CGGATTTATATTCCTTCATAAATTTAGTAAATTCCTGTATATCTTGATAGTTTTCTACTGTGTATTCTTCACAGTATTCTTGACTTTCTACTAATATATTATATAATGATATCATACTCGTTTCGTTCTATACTATAAATATGGAATTATTTAATTAACCACGTTAGGTCTTCGTTTCTATCCCCTACCTTCATTTGCCATGGGTTTTCATCCATTGATAGGTTTCCACCAAATCCATCACTCAACCCTTCAGTCGATTGTCCTATCCCACCTAATGTTTGTTTAGTTAAATCGATTCCATCTTGCCTTAATCTTAATGCAGTATCACGTACCCATAATCCGATTGATAATGACATTGTTAAATCATCATTATATCCTCTCATTGCCTCTGCTCTATTACCGTTCCATATAAAGGTAAACATCTCATCTATTAATCTCGTAGAACGTATTGTTACAGATTTTTCTCTAACATATTGCTCTAACTTAGAAATAATTAAAGGTCTTGTTTTAGATGTTGTTGAGAAACCAGGCACCATACCTCGTTCTTCTGCTCTGTATTTATTATGTAGTTGGTTTTCCACATCTACGTATTTTAAATCTTTACTCATATAAAATAAGTTCTGATATGACCTATCTATTACTTGTTGAATTACTGCCCAACCAATATTAGCATTTTCAATAACTAATAATGCTTGATTATATTCAGTTGCAAGTGAAACTAAAAAGTTTCCAAAATCTTTTGTATCCAATTTACCTTTATATTCTGCAACTTGTGTCGATGCTTCAATATCAATCACATGACATGCAGAATAATCTGCTCCGTCACCACGGGCAACATCGGCAACTACCATATAAGATTTCTGATAGTTTGGATATTCCCATTTCCATAGGTTTCCATCAAATCCAGTCTTTTCAATTGGTTCTTGAACATATGTTTCTTTATAAAACATTAAAAGTTGGGGGTCTATCACAGTATCACCAGAACTAACGAAATCACAATCACATTCTTGTGCTGCTCCTTTAGTTCCTAATAAAACTTCTTGTTCATCTCTCCAAGCTTGGTCTCTTTCAGGATGTACACTCCAATGTAATCTAATATTATTAAATCCATTTACCTCTTCCTCAGAACCTACCCATGTTTTGTGAAAGAAATTTCCTACACCATTTGGAGTAGAAAGAATAATTGCATTACCACCCGTTGATAGAGTAGATTGAGCCGATACCCATATATCTTCAATCTTATCAATAAATGCTGCCTCATCAAATACTAAAAGGGATAGTGCTTCAGAACGACCAGCATCTCCTGCCGCAGAAGTTGCTTTAATCTGAGAACCATTCGAGTATCTCAAAGATAGTTTGTTATCTTCTACCGTTGTTTGTTTTAACCACGATGGTAAGTATTGATTCATCACTCTAACCTTCGTTACAAGGTTCTTTGCAACTTCTTGCTTGGTTGCAATTACTAATACGTTAAAATCTTGGTTGAATAACATCTTCCAAAGTGAAAATCCTGCAGTTAAGGTTGAGATACCTGTTTGTCGAGATTTAAGAATGATGTTGTATCTATGTTCTGCAAATTGGTCTAAAGTTCTTTCTTGAAATTCATATAAATGGAAAGGTATTTTACCACGAACAGGATGTTGAATCATACAATACTTCTTCATGAAGTAGATTGGATCTCCAGCACATTTCTGATATTCAAGTTTTATTATATCCTTGAGTGATTGTTTAGCCATCTTTATTTTTTCTTCTTGAATGAAATTTTCCAATACATAGAACCACCAATGTAAGGTTGTATCGTGCTGTTTACATTTAATGCACCAACATCCAATCCCCACATCTTATCTTGCTTATCTTTATATAAAAGGCTAAACTTTGCATTGTTTATAAAGTTAGTTTTATCAAATCCACCACCAATTCCATAATAGAATACTCTTTTAGGTAATTCTTTTACTACTTTTGTATTGTATATTGTAGGAACTTCAAAATTCCATACAATATCTCTACTTAATATTTTATTTTGTGTAATGGTATCTGTAACTATACCAAATCCTAATGTTGGGTTAGGTTTTGTTCCCATTGAATCTATTGTAATTTCAGGAGCAAATTCATAAGTTAGTTTTAAAGTATCTTTAACTACATACTTTGAATAATAATCTTTTATGATTTGTAGAGAATCAACATCTGCTGGTATTTCAACTAGTTTTTCAACAACTCTATCAATATACTTAGGTACGTATTTAGGTACGTGTACAATCTTATCAATAAAAACCGTATCAATCTTCTGTGAAATTAATTCATAATCCTTTCCATCTACCTTTACGATATCTTTAGGAGGTTCACTATCACCACTACAAGCTCTCATTAATAAGATGATTCCTATCAATCCAATAATTAATACTTCTTTAAAGTATTTTTGTAAAATTTTAAAGATAATGTTCATAATTCTTTTCCCTCAATTCGTCAAAGGCTGATAATCTATTTGCCTCTAGTTCTTCTATTTCCTTAGTACCGATATCAATCATTTCCTGTATCTCGGCTTTTACTTCATCTATTGATTTTGGTAATTTCCACTTCTCAACAGTTCCATCTTCGTTAACATACTCATATTCTTCTTTAACTTCAGTAAGAGAATGTTTTAGTTCTTCTAATTTTTGTGTTCCATAAACAATCATCTTAGTCCAAACTTTATAATTCTGAAATGGAACAAACATACCATCTACTCTAAGTATAGTTTCTCTTTCAGCGGTACAACCCATACAAAAACCTCCGTTTTGAATAAATTGTATATCGTTATTGGTTTTTTTAATTTCCTTACAAGTAGGATTCTTACAGGTATTCTTTTCTTGAAGATATTTTCGTATCTTTTGGAAAGCATCATGGTTCTTACCTGTTTTTACTGTATATCCTTCTTTCTTTTCGAATTTATGATTATCATCTTCCCACTTATCACCCACATTATGAGAGATATCTGCTTTATCATAACCAACGGTTGTATTTTTAGCATATTCACCGGTTTGTACCATGTCCATCAACTTTCTACGAGTTGGGTGCATATATTTTTTCTTAAATTCTTTTCCCATTATTATACATTAGGTTATATTGTTGTATATAAATATATAAAAATGAAGAAACCGATAATTTTAAAAGAAAATACCGAGTATCTGATTTACAGATGCAAACGTTCCTGTTAACTTAAAAGTGCTACCACCATAAACAAATACAATTCCCTCATTTGGTACAATTTTCTTAGAACCACCGATTGATTGTAATCTACCAAGTTCTAATTTAAGTTTTTCAATCTTTTTTGGGTCACCTGATTTCTTAACATCTTTAATTGTTTTATCAATTCGTTTTTTCATATCACGAACTGCTTTATCAGGGTTTACTGTAAGTGCAGATGAAGTAAATTCTAATACTTCAGCTCCCAATCCTAAGAATATCTGTTCAAACTTCATTAAGTTGGTTTTACCAATCTTCTTTTGGTCTTCTTTATCTGTTTTCTTAGCCCACTCTAATGTTTTTTCATCACTAAAGTTCTTTTTATCTAATCTAAATCCCTTTTCCATGAATGCCCATCTCTTAACTAATCCCATTTTGGTTTTGTTATCAAGTGATGTAGGTGAATTCTTATCTACCCATTGTTCCCACCATGCTTGGTGATAGTTTGCAACACCATCTGTATCCTTTAAACTAAATTCTTTCTGTAATTTAGATATCTGTGATGAATATTTAGATTTACTCTTGTTTAAGTTCTGTGATTTAGGTAATTTGATTACAGGTGGTCCTTGGATTGTATAATTATCTTGTACATCCTTATTAACTTGTTTAATCATACCAGCTAGTACTCTTGCTGCATCACCATTCTCACCAATTGCAATTCCATCCATATTAAATTCCATAGTTCCATGGAATACCAATAATGCTTGTCCATAAGGAATAACATTAACTGATGTTGGATAAATTACTTCAAGGTTCATGAAACATGCTCCTTGCTTGAATACTTTATCTCTTTGTTTTTCAGATAATGATTTTATAGAATCTGAAAGGTCTTTCATTGCAAAGTTATAAGCTTTTTCTAATTCACCTCTACCAGCAAATTTATCAGCAACTGCTTTAATATCTAAAGCATTCTCACCTTTGTTCTTTAAGTGTCCTTTATTACGAGCCGCTACTAATCTTCCATCTCTCCATGAAATAGCTAATGCTTGACCATCCGTTTTTTCTCGTGTGAATTCTAATGTACCCTCTAAGGCACGATTTACGATATCTTTAAGTTGTCCAAAGGTTAAATTGATATCAGTATCAAATGGATGAGACATATGCCCATACGCACCACCTTCTTGAAGTAATTTAGTTTCGTTTATGTTTTCTTTGATTAGTTGTTGTGGTGTTTTAGTGTTTGGTAAAAACATTTCAACTATTTTATTATCAATATCACTTATTAACTGTTCTATACTATCCATATTTTCTTTTTCTTTAGATTCATCCAACCCACCTTTATCATGTTTTGAAAATTTACCTAATTTATCAAATGCTCTGAATGATTTTAACTTATCTTGTTTTACAGGTCTCATATCAGATAGTTGTTTGTATCTCATGTGGTTTTTAACAATGTAAAATACATTTGCTGCATTACCATCAACCGATTCTATAAACTTTTTATACTTCTTTACTAATGAAGCAGATACTTTCTCATGTCCAAAGTGTGTGATGTGTCCTTTCTTTGCATGGATACCAGCAGTTTCATCTTTTCCTATATCATGAAACATTGCTGCTATTGCAATATCAATATCATCTTCTTTGATTGAACGATTCACAACC